AGTATTGTATCTATGGACAATTCCAAGCCCACCCATGCGTGCTATAAGGATAGCCATTTTGGTTTCGCAAATAGTATCCATTGGCGAAGCAATAATTGGAAGTTCAAATAATAGACCTCTATCTTGGTCTAACCAAGACTTAAGACTTACTTCTTTGCGAGATTCAATATCACTATATTGTGGTACCAATAATACATCATCATAAGTTAATGTCTCAACAAATTTTGGCACGTTGTCATTCATTTTTTGGTTCCTCACATTTTTTCATCAATATATTTGTCTAATTGCTTTTTAAAATATGTCTCAGTAAAACCTGTACGTTCATCTGGTTTCTCTGGATATTTCATAAGGTAGGCTCGCTTTGTTGCGTCGTCCTCTTTTGGATTTACAATATAAACTTCTGGTACACCATCAACAACAAAAAACTTAACAAGGTTTCGTTGAGTGACCGTATTAACATTACCAAAATTAAACTTATCAGAATACTCGTCTGCAATGTTTTCAAATATTGATTTAAAACCTTTGCAGAGAGGACAAGAAGAAGTTGTAAACTTAAGTACAACAGGTTTGTCAGATGCCATTACGGTATCTTTGAAATTTAAGAATGTTATTTCTGTTACGTTACTTTGTTTTGGTCTTATCATTTTGTAATACCTCAATATATCTATCTAAATACCACCTAGCTTTCTTCAAGTCTTCAAGAGCATCATTTTTATGTTCTGCCCTTGCAACATACTTTACCACATTACCTAGATGAAAGCCAAGCCCCCAATCTTCAATAATATCAATTACTTCATACTTGCCAGTATTATAATGCTTTGGATGGTTTACTGCTTCTTTAGTTATGGGCTTAGTCTCATAAAGTGGGCTAGAACAACCCGCGACCGCATTTGTTATATCATCCATTGAATAACCCCCTTGCTTCATCTTCAAGATACGCTTTAACGCTAGTCCAACATTCGGGACAATATAGATCAACCCTTTCGCTCTGTGCATAAACTGTGACAGACCATGTTGTAACGTGTTCGCGGTTCTTTTTATCATAATTTATTTGGCATCCTGTACATTTATTGCCCATTTTTCCAAAGAGTAATAACTTTTCTTGAAGATCAGGATTTTCTCCATTTTCTTCAGCCTTCCTTCTTTGCTTTCTATTCATAAATTAGTCCTTCTACATTATTGACTTTATCCATTTTATCCTCTCTATATTTCTTTGCCTTTACAATCCATCCTACCATACTTTGGTGGCACATACAATGTGTCTCCTCCAAATACAACAACCATTGATGGAAATGGTGCTGAATTTGCAGAACCACCAAACTTTAATCTACCTTTAATAAAAAAGATTTGGTTTGCTTTAGTGCAATAATCATGGAAAAACTTAGTATCAGTTCTTGCAGCAACAAGCATAACAACAGTTGTGTTTGGCTTTTTACTTTCTTTAAGTGCTTTTTCAACCCATACTTTTACATTAGAATAGGGAGGATTTACATATACTGTATTTCCTCCCCAATCTTGTGAAAGTCCATCATCTTGTTGTGTAAAAAACTTTGGACATTTAGCATTTTGTGCAGTAGCACATGGGTCAAGAGTGAAATTGTAACGAGTATTTAACCCATCATAAAAGTCTTGTGCAGTTGCCCACTCGTCTTTAGCAGAAGAAAACATAACTTGCTGAGATTGCTTATTCATCGTCCTGTGCTACCAAACCCACCATCACCACGTTCTGTAGCCAATAGTGAGTCTACAAACTCAAATGGTTCTGTTGAGATTTTCTCTGGGATTGCTTGTGCAATTCTGTCACCTTTATTAAAAGTAAAGGTAAGATTAGAAGTGTTGTGAAGAACCACTTTCCACTCTCCTCTATAACTTGAATCAATTACTCCTGCAAGAACATTTACGCCACTCTTTACTGCAAGGCCAGAACGAGGAGCAACACGCATGTAATATTCTGGACTAAATGATGTGGAAATACCTACAGGCACGGCTTCTCTCCGTCCGGACGCAATTGAACCCTCTTCTGTGGCATATAAATCAAATCCAGCGTTACCATCGGCACGCTGTTGAAGATTAATAAATCCATTCATTTTCATAACTTTTAGATTAAGACTCATTTATCCCTCTTTTTCTTTTTAAAAATAATAGCTTCATCTGATGGTTTCGAGAGCCCTCCCTTAGCGTTTTCCAAAAAATTTGTCAAAGAATTTGTCCAATCCTTGGCATCTTGTACGATAAAGCGATTTTTAGCTTTCGGCCAATCTTCAATGATTTTATTCCACACTTCAATAGGAATTTGAATCATGGCTTCATCATTAGACACTTCAAATTCGTATCCAGTAACTTGAAGATACACATTTCCACAATCAAAGATTTCTTGATATAAATGGAAATTTGGACCGTATGTTAGTGTGACTTTGGTACTCATGCTGCCACCTTGTTATACATATCACAATAACGGAAGAGTGCAAGCTCTTTCATCTTGGCTTCAATCATAATATCTACATCAAGACCATAAGTGTCAATATAGCCATACACATAGTCAGAATGTGCTTGAGCAGGACACTTAATCTTTTGCTCTGTGGCACGGGATTCAGAATAGTGTACGACAGGCTTGATATTACCCCATGTAGAAGCAGCTAAGTGTAGTGCATCGCGTACTGAAAGGTTACCAGCGTTAAGTGAATGATGATGATAGTCAAAGACAATTGGTATACCTGTATGCTTGTGTACTAGATTATATAGTTCCTCTGTTGAATACAAAGAAACCTTATCATCATTCTCAAGCGTAAAGCGAGAGCGAATCTTCTCGTCAAGAAGCTCAAAGTTGCGTAGGAACTGTGCAACAGCCATAGGCTTGTTCTTGTACGTTGCACCAACATGAATATTAATCTTATTGTAATGCGTGCGAGATAGGCCCATAAGGTCAAAAATATCAGCGTGTACCGTTAGGTCGCGGATAGTATTGCGCGTTACATCGGGGTTAGATGATGTAAGTTTGTTAAATGGGCCGGGATGGAAAGTAAGTCGCTGATTGGTGGAGGTAGCATATTCACCACATTTACGAAGCAAATCTGAAATACGCTCAATGTTCGGGAGAGTATAAACACCATATTCGGATGCCCAAGGAAACATATCGGAGGACATACGGTAGAACCGAATTCCGTTTGTTGTATTCCATTGTAGAATCTTATACAAGTCCACGATATTCTGTTCGGCAAGTTGTGCAGCGTAATTAATACCCCGTTCATCGAAAGTCTTCCTAATCATTGTCCGATTTGTAGTTACCTTGCGCTTGGCAGGAACATCGGAAAGAGTCATATTATTACAGGCATAACCCAAGTTCTGTGTAGACATTAGAAACCCCTTGTGCATAAAGACTATAACACAAGGGGTTTCGGGGGTCAACAAGTTTTTTTCATCTAGTTATAAATAGTCAGAATCAAAGATAGCGTTCCATTTTTTTTCTAAAGTATAACTAACTCCAGAATGTAATTGGTGTGCATTATCCTCAAGCCAATCTTGGTCTACCCATTTATAATCATCATTTTCCCAATCTAATCTAATTGGTTTTGATTCAAATGCATCTGTTACTTTTATAATGAAAGTTGTATATTTAAAACCGTCTTCATCATCTTGATATATTGTCTTATCAATTACATCATATTTATCTAGGCTTAAACCACACTCTTCTTCTAATTCACGAATTGCTGAGTTTAGTGCTGTTTCTCGTCCATCGATGGCACCGCCGGGAATTCCCCAAGTTCCACCTTCTGTTACTTCTTCGGAACGTAACAATAACAAAACACGCTCGCCTGTGGTAAGCAAAACGCCACTTGCTTTCTTACCCCAATGGCCTTTATGGGTAAACTGTATTTCCCTCAAGGCTTCTTGGATTAAAGAAATCAAATGGCGTTTTGTTAGTTTCATATGATTATATAGTCTTATGCAATCATTTTAAGCTGATTTGTTACAGAACGAACAGAAAAACCCCAAGTAGCGTCATAATTTGGCTTTGCCATATAAACACGATTCTTGTGAACATGCTCGTTTGGCTTGACGCCCCAACAACGTAGTTGTGTGAGCTTGTTTGTATCGTCAATAACTTCAAGAACAAGATAATCCTTGCCTGTAGCAGTACGCCTCTTAATTACGTTACGAACGATAAACCAAGCTACTCCAAGCTCTTCGTCGTATTCTCCGATGGGTGGGATATATTTTTCTTCAAAACGTTTCGCCACATCAGTAGGGAGAACCATAGAGACAGGATATTCACCCGTAAGGTCCGTAAGATATTCGATTTTCTCTTCATCACTAAAATCTCCTTCTGGCTTATAAAGCTCAATGTTTTCATTAAGTTTCTTCTTGTTTTTTGGACGGTCAACTGCAACCGCAGACCAGAAGTGCTTGGCACCTGTAAAGCGGCTATCAATCAGACTATTGCAAGCACCAGCACGAATAAGAACATCAAGAGCCTTCTTGTTGAATTTACTATAAGATACTGATTCTGTAAATAGCAATTCTTCTGCACTCTTGAATGGACGATTATTCATAATCTGTTCCATCGCTGCTTCACCAAGGCCCTTGATGCAAGTAAGGGGTTGAATAAACTCCATACCATCATCAGAGATTCCCCAATTAGTACCAGATTTATTGATATCAAGTGTGGAGATTGAGTAGCCAAGAGACTTGACTAGGTTGATTGCCTTCTCTTTACGATTGATTTTATCGTCCTTGTTCTGGTCTTGCTCTGACTCTTTCTCCAAAAAGGCACAAAGCCATTCTGATTCAAAGTAAGTGGCAAGCCAAGCACATTGATATGAGAGAATCGAATAGCAAACGGCATGGGACTTATTGAAACCGTAACCCGAAAAATACTCAAAGGCTTCCCAGAGTTGCTGTGCAGCCTTCTCCGTAATGCCCTTATCAATACAACCAGTAATGAACTTGCCATGAATCCTGTCTTTCTCTTCAAAGCCCTTGCCCGTACCTTTCTTGATAAGTAGTTTACGAAGCTTGTTACCATCCTCAAGAGTAATGTCCTTTCCAAGCTTGTGAGCTAGAAGTGCAATTTGCTCTTGGAAGATAAGGAAGCCATAAGTCTCCTTTGTAACTTCCTTGATTAGAGGATGCCCATAACGAACCTTGAATGGGTTTTCTTTCGCATCAGCAAATTGTGCATCAACGTTTGCAGAAAGTGGGCCGGGACGGTAAATCGATGTAATAGCAGACAAATCGATGATATTGTTTGGCTTTACACGCTTACAAAAATCCTGTGCGCCACGCTCTGTAAATTGGAAGATACCAGCCCACTTGCCAGCATGGAAGATATTGTCATACACCTTCTTATCAGAAAGATTAATTTTCTCTGGGTGCAGATTGTCCTCATAGAACTTACGAACGTCATCAAACGTTGGATTTGGGTTATTATGGTGACGTTTCAAGATATGACGAATTGCAGTTTCAATCATCTTGAGAGTTGCAAGGCCAAGAATATCGAACTTAATGAAACCCATTGGTTCAAGGTGACGAACGTTCTGACCTTCTGACCAAGGTGTTTGACGAACACCGTCAGAGTTAATCAGAGGCATATATTGATCAAGATTCTCGCCAACTACGACACCACCAGCATGACGGGAACATGAACGGATTTGACCATATAGAACGTCAATGTGGGTAGCAATATGTGGATACTTCTCAAGAAAATCCTGTAGGGACTTGGAGTATTCCTTAACTTCCTCAAATGTTGGAGTATAAACACCAGCCTTCATACCGTGAGCCTTCTTGGCAAGCGGAGTTGCCTCGTTCATCATCTTGCTAGTTACATCGTTAACTTCCTTGAATGAAATATTGTAGAACTTGCTGATATCCTTGACAAGAGACTTAAGTTGTAGTGTATTCCAATTTGAAATAGGAACTACGGTTGTATCGCCCCACTCTTGGATAAGCTGCTCCTTGAGTATCATTGGGTCGGATACGTCATAGTCAATATCGGGGAAACCATCTTGGTTCTTGGTCATGAAACGCTCAAAGAGTAGACCATGTTTGATTGGGTCTACCTGTGTAATTCCAAGCGAATAAGTCACAAGAGAACCAGCAGCAGAACCACGACCAGGGCCAGTAAGTTGCACAGACATAGCACGGTCAGAGATAGCCTTCATTGTAAGGAAGTATTTAGAGAAATTCTGCTTCTCGATAACATCAAGCTCAAGATTCATACGCTTGACATATTCTGGCTTATCAAGTAGTCCAAGATTACGCAGACCTTCGATAGAATAATGCTTTAGAGCCTCACCAGCAGTAAAACCAGCAGGTACAACGAAATCTGGCAGACGGACGGTTGTATCGGGCATAAAGTTATCGATACGATTGTGGGCAATATCGTAAGTATTTGTAATGGACTCCATTACAAGTTCATCACTATATGTACCAACGGCATACTTCTTGTATGCTTCCCACATCTGCTCACCATTCTTTGGATACAACTCATATCCAATCTCGTCTACACCAGCAGGAAGCTGGCTTTGACCCGCTGCCCAATCGGGGCGGCCCTTACCAAGCCAGCCAAGACGCTTGTAAAGCTCACGGTCCTTCCAAGCATTTGGATTAGGATAGTGACTATCAGCGGTAGAAACAAGCTTGATACCAAATTCTTCGTGCATACGAATAATATAGCGATTTAGCTCATGCTGCTCTGCAACGTCATTCCATTGAAGCTCGCCATACCAGCGGTCACCAAAGATGCCCATCATATGTTTTGTGGTATCGCGGAAAGAAGCAAGAATGGCACTCTCGCCCTTCTCACGATTCTCCCAATAGCAACCAGCGTATACGCCGCCAAGACAGGCAGAAAGGGCAATAATACCCTCGTTATACTTCTCAAGTAGCGAATAATCAATACGTGGGTAACGATAAAAATTCTCTGTCTTATAAGACTCAGAAATAAGCTTAAAGATATTATTTAGACCATTCTGATTCTGTGCTAGCAAAACAAGGTGACGACGACGATTGAGAATAGACTTATTCTCCTTCTTTGTAGCAGCCTCGTCCTCTACAGTAGCGCCCGAAATAGAATCATCAACGGTAGTCTCTTGCTCTACCTTGATATGCTCATATTCTGAGCGCCATTCACTAATCGAAGGAATAAAATAAGCCTCGCAGCCAAAGATTGGCTTGAAATTCTTACCTTCCTTCTTCATCTTTTTAGCGTGCAAAACTTGATACGAAAGACCATTCATATTGCCGTGGTCAGTTAGCGCAAGTGCATCACTACCGTTACTATAGGCAAATTCCATATGCTCTTGAGGAAACCCAAGAGCATCGAAAATTGAACCTGCTACTGAATGTGCGTGAAGCCCGACAAACTTGATAGACATACTTTCAACTCCAATGTTTAGTAAACATATCACATATCATCATCTTCGTCAACCATGTGCTCGCCATCATCCCCAGACCAGTAAGCTGCCTCACTAGATTTGAGAATTTCATTTTCTACTGCTTGTTCTTCATCTTGTAGGGTTGCAGACCCTATTGGTTTTGTAAATGATTCCATAAGTTTCCACTCCTTTAGTTCACCATCTGTAAATTTAAGTTTCCAAGTTTCATAAGCTCCATAAATTTCAATCCAACCATGAAACTCTGTATCTGAAAGTCCAATATATTCTGCTTCAAAGAAATGTAGTTGGTGACGTTTTTTAGTTTCCTCGACAGGTTTATATTTATAGAGTTTTAGATATAGTCGTTTATTTTCCAGAATATATGTGTTGAGACAGCTTCCCAAGTCTTTAGTCTGATATTCACCGGCTCCGGGGCCATTCTCCACACTTATCTCAACTTCAATTGTATCAAACATTCCCATTTTCTTCTTCCTTGCTTAAATTAGAAAACTGTTCGTAATGACGAGCAGATAAAAATACAGGCTTTTCGTATTTTAAATATCTGCATTGTTCAGTAGCCAAAAACTTACGATACAAATCCCAAGAACTTATATTATAATACCATCGAAGCTCTTTGGTAATTAAGTCACTTGGATTATAATCTCCGTATATTTTATCTAGTGTATAGTTTTTGGCTTCATACCACTTATCTTTTGGTAGTGGCTGTAATTTTCCTTTTTCATCACGATAAGATTTTATGGCCCCTGCTTTTATTTTATCAATAAAATGGGCCAAATCTGAATGTCTAAATGAAAAGCCAAGATATTCGTTATCTCTAACTGATTTGTTATCAAATGTAGCCATAACCCTGTAACCTGCATACATTTGTTTTCGCAGCGGCTTTATAAAGCTTGGTTCGTAAGTGCCAAATGGAAATGCAACATAGTACATTTGTGGTCTGGTAATATCGCTAATTCTGCTTGCAACATTATTAGCGTAAGTTGCTCCATGTATAATTGAAAAACCAAGAGAATCTACTTTTCCTCGATATTTTGCATGTACAGGAGTGTAAAAAATAGGAACAAGTCTTTGTTGTTTTACGTTACGCAAATGGAACTTATAACTACTAAATCTAAATCTTGAATAAGTTGGGTCACTTATAAAATCGCGTATTCTATATCTTAAAAGAGGAGCAATATCGTCATTGCAGACAATCCAAATTGAAGAACAACCAGCATAAACACATTCTAATACTGCTCGTTCAACGGCTAAATAATTTTGACCTATTGGCATCATGCAATCGTGCCATTCTAGACCAAAATTGCAACGTTCACCAGCGACAGGGACAATGCCAGCTATATGGTGAACAGATTTTTCCATATATCATCAACCTTTGAATTGGGCGATAATTCATTAACTAATGAATAGATAGTATAATCATGAAAGATTATGTTGTCAATAGACTCATAAATATTTTTTGGCAACTCCAAATCACTATCCACAATCTGATATTGTACTTGTTTATATCTTTGAATTGACTTATTCATATGATATACGCCGTTTGCTTTTCCTTTGATACCATATTGTTTAAATATGTCTTTTAATTTAAAGTTTAAAGCAAATTGTGTAAGGTCTTGGTGCATTTCTTCCATAGAATCAAAATGTGAGACAATGCAACCATCTTTCATTCTTTTCTTATCGCGGGCATCCAAAAACCACAATTGTTGTATTGGGGATTCGTCGGTTATGATTAAGTCGTATTCATGTGGATATATTGAATTGAATATCATCCATTCATATGAATAAAATTTACCGCGTGTCGTTATTGGTGGCATCAAACCTTCGACGCCTAAATCGTCAAACAAGTGAATTGTTTTTGGCTTTATCTTTATAAGCCTATTATCTTTTATTATTCTAACAATCTCTCCATCATATCTGATGGATGCTTTTTGTGTGATTGGAGCTAATCCAATATAAGAAAGACATATCATCAGATTATCCCAAAATATATCCATTCGTTCTCCTACTTCAAAAGAACCTGCTGTAGAACGAATAGTTTTTATTTCAGATTTCAAAAGATGAAATGGAAATGCTGGCTCAAGGTAATCAAATTCCTTTGGACGCCTTGAGCCAGCAAAAAATATTGGATAGTTTGTCATATACGAATACATCAATGCCTCCAATGTGGAGCCAATGATAATATTGTCGTATTTATGAACCGTGTTTTTCATCCCGAATTCTACGGTACGCTCCAACTGTTTCTGGAAATAGCTCTGTAACTATATCTAATACTGCTTCTCCAACTTTCTGGATTTCCCATTGTGCTCCTTCGTGAATACGAAGGTCAACAAACTTTAGGATATTATTGACGTTTGCCGAACCATAATACTCAGTATACAGATTTTGAGGAAGAACACCACGAGCTTGCTCACGACAAACGCCAGCATCCATAAGACGATTGTATAATACAATAGAATTGGAATGCCAATTTTTTACCAAAGTTGATGCTGGCATAATTGTAGCAAACTCACCAGAACCAACATCAATTTGTGGGTCAATAAGTTCATCGGTATTGCTTGCTTGACGATTGCTTTTATGTTGTGTTCTAAATTGTTTTGGTTCATAAAATTGTAGATTTTCTTCGGTATAACGTCTGGAAATCTCATTATAAGACCAAGTACGGTGACGATGATGTTGAGAACGAACGAATAGCGGAACAACAAACTTAAATGTTACACTACAATGTTCCAAAGTAGATGTATGTTTGTTACGAATTAAATAATCTATTAATTTTAAATCTCTTTCAGATAATTCTTGGTTTTGATTATCTTTTCCAAAACTAACTCTGGCTGCGTGAACTACAGTCGCATCTGTACCCATTGCCTGAACTAGTTGAACCTTGCCAACTCCATCATCATACAGATAAATTGTTCTATCTTTATCTTCATAATTCATTTATACCTCTATTAGTTACTATCTTTCTTATTGTTGCTGGGCTGACATTATAGCGTCTGGCGACTTCCGTATATTTACTTATTAAAATAAATTCCCATGTTTATCGACCATTTCCTATGTTTCTGGCCCCACAATACCGCGAAGAGTGCGATAAGTTGAGCGAAGCTCGTCAAAATCGACTTCTTGCTTCATAAGTCGGAAAGTACGAATAGCAATCTTAATTTCATCCTTTGTAAGCCATCCATTCTCTACATACTCTTTGCGTAAGTCACGCTTCTGCTCCTTGAATGGCTCCATAGCTTCCTCAATAGCAGAGATTGATGCGACGTAATCTACGATGTATTCTTCCTTGACCTTTTCTGTTGCTGACATTAACCCTCCGTTGGTTGATAATTTAACTGTTGATTGCTTTGGTTAGCTTCTTAATATAATACTCTTTCTTAAGAGCGTCAAGCTTATTCTTAACTTTCATTTGGTTATAAGAATTTAGCATTTCTTGTAGTTTCATCTTGCGGCCGGCGATACGAGTCCAATAAATATCATCATTCTTTGCAGTTTGTAGACTGCTCCAAGGACCAGCCCAAGGTTCTTCAATTATGTTTCCAGACTTATCATACATTCTGATATCCATATCTGGCTTGTATTCACCTGTTTTTGGGTCTTCTACATAAGCAATATCTTTTGTGGCAGTACGCTTTGGTTGACCGAAAATGAAAGCATCTTGATCATACTTTTGTGCAAGCTTGGTTGTCAAGCTAAATAAACCTTCTACCTTTTCAGTATGTGGTTTATCGTGCGAAGTCACAACAATACTATACTCCTTTACGTCAACTGCTTGGTCTGTGCCGGGTTTTTCTGTAAAACCACCTTGCACATTTGTAAAGGAATATCCAGCATCTTGATAAGCCTTCTTTAATTCAGCCAAATTCTTCTTATTTGTATTTCTATTATTATCATTTCTATAAGCAGTAATAATAATAAACTTTCTTCCACTTTGCTCAATATGTGACTTCATACGCATTGCTGAAGATTCGGTTAGCGACTCTTTCTTAACTTCGGTTACAAGATTACGCAACTCATTAATATTCACTTTTAATCCTCCAATTTAGTTACGGACGCTATTACATAGTTTTCCGTAATTAAATAGTTAATTTGACCACTAATCTCTACTTTTTCAAGCAAATGTGTTGGAACTAGAACTAAACTTTCTGGTTCATATTTAAAGTTTGAATCTTCAATTACTCTTACAATCGTATATTCCTCAGTACGATTGTTTTCATCTGGGATGATGAACGCTCTCTGCCCTTCTTCTTTCTTGTCCTGTTCTACAAGTTCGACAAGCATATACTTATTTTTTGGTGATAGATAATACATAATGTTAACTCTCTAATACTTTACGATGTGTGTTGAATTCTTGCTCTGTTAAAAAGCTTGTTGTCCTTCGTTCACAATATTTACAAATAAAGTCAACTGCGATATTACCGCCCACACTAGCTTCAATCTTACCAGTTTTAATCCAATAATGTGTTCTACTATTTGGGTCGGTCTTATCACACTTTTTATCTCTTTCGTGTCTAGATACTAAGTAATTTAATTTCATAACAAAGCCTCTATACGATTATAATCGTATAGAAACATTTGTCAATGGTTATTTATATTTTATCCGCACTTACTATAACCACAATCTCCACAAGTTACACAACCATCTTGATAAATAAGATTTGTTAAATTACAATCTGGACAAGTCTTCTGGCTACTTACTTTTGTTCCATCTGGCACATATTGCTTAAGAACTCTTGCAATACAACGAGCAAATGAGAACATATCTGAATCTTGTTCTTTTTGCATTTGTTCTACAACATAATTAATTGGCGCACCATGACGGAGAGAAAGAGAAAGTAGACGAGTAAATGCTGAATGGTTTGCATTATCGAATACTTTAACAACATCTTTGATTGTTAAATCTCCAACTGTTAAATCATAACGAGCTTGATTTTTACCAATTGATGTTTTTAAAAGTTGTCCTTTCTTTGCGCTCTTTGGAAGGTCTACAATCTTATTAGAACCTCCAATAACTTCATAAGGTTTACCATCCATTAAACCAATTAGAATTGTCCACTTATCACCTTTAATTGTAAGATTGTGAATATCAGTTTCTAATGTAGTTGGACGTTTTGGAGCATTATGTTGTGGGAAGGTTTCTTTCTTTGTTTCTGTGAGAAGAACGCCATCACGGGAACCATCAACATATACTGTAATACCCTTAAGACCAAGCTTCCAGCCAAGTTGATAAAGTTCTGATACTACGTCTGGACTTGTGCCCTTTGGCAGATTGATTGTTGAAGAGATTGAGTGGTCAATATATTTTTGAATTATACCTTGAATCTCTACACGACGCTTCCAATTAATACTATCAGATTCTGTAAAGAATGATGGGATTTGGTCTGTTTCATATTTCTTTAGATAATCTTGTATGTTATGGTGGTATACTTTGTATTCTGTCCATTTATCACCCATACCATCTACGAAAGCTGCCATTTGGTCTTGCTCATTGTGAGATAGCTTACGACGACGAATATAGAAATTACGGAATACAGGCTCAAGACCAGAAGATGTTTGTGACATAATTGATACTGAACCTGTTGGAGCATTTGTTAGGATGCTGATATTTCTACGTCCAACAGTTTTAATAAGTTCGCAGATTTCTTCTGGAAGGCTCTTGATAAATGCGTTGTTCTTTTCTTTCTCCCAATCAAATACAGGGAATGAACCACGCTCAATAGCTAACATACAAGACTCGTAATAAGCTGCATTGCGGATAGTTTGATAAATTTTATCAATCATTACCAAACTTTCTGCTGAATCGTAAGGCATCTTAAGACAAGCTAGGGTGTCTGCGAGTCCGTGCGTCCCAAGACCTGTACGCCTTCCTTCTCTGCAAGCACGGAGTAAATTCGACCATAATTCCTTCTCGTCCGTAGTATTGGAGACTGCAAGAATTCCTTGAAGCTTTTCAATTTCAAGGTCAACCAAATCATCAGATAAGCGCATACCGTGACGAACAACGCTGTATAAACGGTCAAAATCGAAGAAAGAATTGTCTTCAAATTTGTTCTTAACGAATGATGTGAGATTAATTGAAATAAGGCGGCATGAGTCATAAGCAGATAGAGGAATCTCGCCACAAGGATTTGTTGTAAGTGTTTTAAATCCAACATTTTTATAACTCTCCGCTGGTAAGTATTTCTCAATGTTGCCCCACATCAAGAGTCCGGGTTCTGCGGTTTTTGTCGCTGAATCAACAATATTTTTCCATAGCTCTCTGGCTCTAATAGTTTTAGTGTAAGTATAAATATCGGAATTACAAGGAAATCGCAGAGTAAAATCTTGGTCTTGCTCCACAGCTTCCATAAAGTCGTCTGAGATTCTAATTGAGACATTTGCACCTGTTACCTTTGTTAAATCGTGTTTCATTTTAACGAATTTTTCAATATCGGGATGTCTGACATCAAGAGAAATCATAAGCGCACCACGACGACCATTTTGACCAATCATCCTGCATACATAAGAATAGAAGTCTGCAAATGACCAAGCACCAGTTGTAGTACCAGCAGAGTTGTTTACTACCATACCCTCTGGTCTAAGTTGAGAAATATCAAGACCTACACCACAACGACGCTTAAATAAGTTTGCTAACTCTTTACCAGAATCAACAATAGATGAAACATTGTCTTCTGGGGATGCAACTACAACGCAATTTGATAAAGAGACATTAACTTCGTTGTTTCCAATTCCATACATTGGAGAACCTTGTGGAACAATCTTGCCAAAGTTCTTCAAATAATTATAAATTGTATCATAGTCCAAAGCATTTATTTGATATTTGCTTTCAATACGTGCAAACTCTTTTGCTAAACGTTTGTGCATATCATCTGGTGTTGTTTCCAGATATTCACCCTTTTTTGTCTTTAATGCATACTTTGTCATAAAGACATTGGCTGCAAGTTCGTCACCATTAAAATACTTTACACTAGCAGCATTTACTTGTTGTTTATTATACATCTTCAGTCTCCGATCTTGTTTTACGTTTATACTTCTTATATTTATTCTTGAGATTTTCTCCTTGTTCTTTAACTGACTTGGTGATGATATCGTTTGGCGTTTCTCCAGTAGAAGGCAGTATTTTAATGCTAACATTGCTAGTATCCATGCTAATAGGATAAACAAGTCCATCTGGCCCATTTCTGTTTTTGGCAATAAATATTCTTCCACCATTTATTGTCTTGTCTTCTATAGTACGAGAAACAGAGAAAATAAGGTCTGCTACGAAACACTTATTAAATGCTTCGCTGATTGATTCCATTGTAATTACTTCTGCGTTTAGTCCAGAACGATTAGTTTGTGATGCTGTCCATACGGGGCAACTAGTTTCTGCTGCAATACCACGTAGCTCCTCATAAATAGTCTCAAGTTCTGTTCGCTTCTCTTTTTGATTAGAGATAGGACGAAGTAAATCGCCGTAGTCTACAATAATCATATCTGGATTGATACCACGCATTCTCAATTTTTCAATGTGAAGACGGATACTGTTTGTTGTTGCAGTCTTTGTTGGATACTCCTTAACAATAAGTTTACCGGGCATTTCTTTAATCATTTCAAAGATTTGGTCTTTGTATTGATGAAGTTCACGGATAGCAAATTGAGTATAACAACTATCATAACGTGATGCAACTACGGTATCAGAAAGTTCCAAAGTATAATGAATAACTGTTTTACCACGCTTAAGAGCTTCTGTGCCAAGATGTACCAACACCATTGATTTTCCAGCACCTGTAGGTGCGACAACAACACCAAGTTCACCACGACCAAGGCCACCTTTTGTAAGGTGGTCCATTTCATCCCAACCTGTAGTTACAGGATTACGAGCTTTAAATTCAAATCGCTTCTCAAAGTCTACAAGAAAGTCATATCCAATATCATTGGACATACCAAGTTTTAGAGCATCATTGATTGCTTTTGAAATCTCGTCAAAAGATGCAGTTT